AATGCCACCCCAACCAACGGCACCCCAAGTGCCTTGTCCCCAGCCGTTAGCCATAGAACCTCACAATTGTTCGGTTAAGCTATACGAATTATAGCGTTTGAAGCATCAGCAGTTGGAAACTGTATTGTAAAAGTTCCAGAAGTAGATGTTTTGTTACTTGTAAAGTCTAATACTGCAACTGCTTTATTACTAGCAGAGCTATTATAAATCAACGCTCCCATTGCAGTAATAGTTGCTGTTGTAAAACTTAAATCAGCAAAATCAGTAAACGCAGTTGTTCCAGATGTTGTTGGATCTACTCTTGTTAAACTTCCACCACCTGTGGCATAAGTACCACTAGATGCAACTTCACCAGTTGTAGTAAACGCAGTTGTTGTCGCTCCTAATGTTGCAGTTGTGCTTGATTTACCACCACTACTTTCTGCATAAAGTGCTAACTTAAAAGTGCCTCCACCAGAGTTTTTGAAATTGTGTACGCCTTCTAGTAACTCTTTCTTGAAGGAAGTACACATTGCTTGTGCTATAGCCATATTAGAGTCTCCTTATATATTCAGCCGTTTCCTTTTGACCACTTGATCGTAAGGCTTGAATGATAGTACCACGCTCTTCCTTTCTTGCCAAGAGGAGATAATGATACAGTACTTTTTTAAGATGCTCTCTGAATTGATTGGCTTGTTGTCTTATATGTGCTGGTGCTTCATCTGAAATACTAACTATTTTATCCACAGCTAAATCAGCTATCTGTTCATTTGTCAAACCACCTTGATTTGAAGTCATTACATTGACTTTGCCTGTTTGTGATACTCCTACATTAAACATTGATTTCTCCTGATTATATTTTTAAATATGTAGCAAAATCTTCTTTTGTTTTTGGTTCACCTTTAAAAAAACAATTAAAAGATAAACTCACTCTTTGTGTGTCTGTTTCATTTGGATTAACAAAATGCTGTAATGCAGACGGGAACAATATACATTTGCCTGGTTGGATAGGGAATGAACAATTTGTTGAATTAAATTGATTGTATCCATTAATGTCAAAATCAAAATTTTGAAATGAATCTACATTTTTTTTAAAAAATAGAGGTGTTTCACCTTTGATATAATATGTGCCACTAAAGAAAGAATTAGCATGATTGTGAAGATGATGTCCTTCGCCTTTATTATTTATATTCAACCAAGATTGAGTTATATAAAATTTAACGGTGGATGTTATCTTAAAAACTTCGTGAGCATACTTATTAACATGTAAATGTAAATGTTCTCTTAATTCAGATAAGTAATCTCGCTCTAAAATAAAACGATTATTACTGGTAAAGTTTCCATGAAAGTTTTGTTGACTATCAGCCGATGTTTCTTCAATTAATCTGTTTTGTTTTTCTTCGCTTAACATAAAACCATCAGCAACATAGATAGGTGTAGGATAGATACTATGTACTTCAATATCACTCATTGTCATACGTTACTCCTGGAATATCCTCACGACCTATAATATTTGGTTTTTCATCGATTGGTTCTGGAGGATTAAGCTTTGATTTTCTTGTGATTAACATATTACCTTGTGTCGTGGTAGATATAATCGGATCATCTAATCTATGATATCCATAGAGCTTTTGATCCTCTTTCACATTTGTATCAAGCAATGATGAGTTGTGTGCAATATTTACTTTTATACCTTTTGATATAGCAATCGCTAACCAAAATTCACAACATCCTCTGCCTGCTTCAGCAAAAGCTACATTATTGTAAGTAAAATCAATACCAAATAAATGTATCTCTTTTACCTCTTGTGCAATTGCAAAAGCTATGCTGTAAGCAACTGTATTATTTAAATAAGCATATTTTGTTTTTTGCAAAACTTCTTGAAGTGGATATTCAACAACATCTGGACATCTTTTGTCTAGGGTGCAAGAAAAGATTGGCACACCTAGTTTCTTTTTAAGTCTATCTACCATTATATTTGTTTGTTTACCAGCGTTCGGACTATCTAAAAATCTCGAAGGGGGATCTAACATAAAGCATTTATCGTGATAGATAACACCTGACATTGAGTTTATTGTCCAGACCTCATCAAACTTTTCGCTTCTGATCCTAGACATTAGATATTCGCTACTACTATTGCCTAATCCAACAATGGCAATGCTTTTTATTTTCATTTTGCTACCTTTTTTATTGTTTTGGGATTCTTACCAAGCCCTCCCTATAGGCATCTGTATTTTCTTGTGCCTCTCCATATACTTTTAGTCTGCTCATGGCTTCCGTAAATCTTGCAGTATAAAGTTGCAATAAGTCTGACTCGCCTTTCATAAAAGTGTAAGCCTCTACTAGACAAGCATATAACAAAGCATCAGGAGCATTTGTTGCAATCCAAGTCGTTCCAGAATCATCTGTAGTTATCGATGCTGGTCTATAGTAATAATGTAATTCAGCACTGTAATCTGCGTCAGGTGTTGGTGCTACGATAAAATTGTCCACATCAAATGAAGAATAATATCTAGGGCTACCTGTTGTGCTAGGATTTGGAGTAAATTCTTGAATAAAATTTACATCTTTTTGTAAAAGAAAAATATTTGCACTGTCTTTAACATAAGATAAAGAAAAAGATGCTAAGTAATCTGTTGGTTTTTGTAAAAATTTGTTACCAGTTGTAAAGCCACCAGTTACATTTTTTCTAAAATAATCTAAATCAACTACTTTAAATATACGTTCTTCAGCATTTTTAATTATAAAATCAAGCTCATTTACAAAAGTAGTTTCTGAATTTTGTGTCCAGTCTTGTATGGATTGCTTCAAAGTAGTTAAAGTAAAACTCATGTTACACTCACTGTTACTGTGCCAACTGAGGCTGTTGCACTAAAGGTATCTAATAAAGTTCCTATGTTTCCTAATCCAGTATTAGTATATACTATAAATTTTTTATTATCATCTTTTACGTCAGGTCTTGCATCTCTAATTGCTTCAAGGTCTGTTCTTATTCTAGGTGGTGTCAATTGTGGGTGTTTTTCTTCATACTCATCATAACCAACTATGCTACCATTCCACTCTTTTCTCATATCTCTTATCCTGTAACGAAATCCAGAACGATCAGATATTCTATAAGCATATTTACCTTTAGCAAAAGCCATTATCCAACCTTATAATATGATAACTGTGGACTGACCTTAAATGCTGATCTATCTCTATCCTCTGCCATTGCTCTTTCAAACTCTTCTTCATAAACAGTTTTTAAAAGTTGTATTCTATCAGGCGCTCTTTTCATTGCAATATAATATGCAAGTCCAGCAGTCAAACATGGAAAAAATCTAAATGGTATTTCCAAGGTATTTACTTGCGTATCAGCATCTTGCATTCTTGTAAGAGCATCATAAATAATTACATCTGTGCTATTTTCAGGTGCAGGATATATTTTAAGGTTTGGTGTAATTTGTCTGTCCAAAAAGTATTGAGTTGGTCTGCCAGTTGTAGATTTATTTGGTAGGTTCAAATATGTATCTCTACTTATTCTGCTCATACTGAAATCAGTATTGCTTCTTCTAACTACTAAAGATAAAACATCAATGACATCAGTGCCAAGACTATACTCTATGCTGTCTGCTGTCAGAGCTTGTGTTCTTTGCTCAATAGTCCATTGATTCAAGCCACGATTTGCCCACTCTGCCAACATGATGTTCATAGAACGTCTAGCTGTTTGCAAATCGTAGCCTGTTCTAGCTTCTAAGCCACATCTCTCAAAAGCCTCTTCAATGTACTCCGCGACATCCAATTCAAAATTAGTTGAACTTGACAATGCCATTAAGCTTTACCACCTTTTTTCATTTTTTTAGCCATGCCACCACCACGCATTTTTTTGGCAGCACCACCACCCATCATTTTTTTGACCTTACCTCCAGCCATCATTTTAGCTGCTTTTTTTAACTGATCGCCCATAGCGTTCATTTTTCTAGGACTCATTGCCATTTTGCTCTCCTTTTAAGATTATTGTAATATTGTTGTCTTTGCTCATAAATATCTTCAACATTGTATTCATTATAATATTTATCATAATAACCAAGTTTCTTCAATTTATTTGCACTTTCTTGTAGCTTTGTTAATCTTTGAACGAAAATCAAAGCATATTCCTCCTTAACAATTTCTGCAAATGTGCCATCGTCAATTAGCTCATTTACGTCATCATCAGGGTGGAATCCCATTAACCAAATATCATTTTGGTCAAATATATCTTCATGTATTAATTTATTTAAATTAGTTAAGTTGTTGTGAAATATTTCATTGTTTTCATAAGATAAATCAATAATTATCACTAAATCTTTGGAATCATGGAATTTATTTATTAAAGTATAAACTATTTCATAATTGTTCGTATTCTTTATAGCAAAACCAACTTTGTTATTTTTCCAAGCAGATTTTGCAAAAGGACATGAGGGTAAATTGTTATAATTTTCATTAGGCGTTTCTAAAGCATATTTAGACCAAGCTTTTATTTCTTTACAAATTTTATGCTCTTCTATCATTTTTTCTTTCTTCGTCTAACTGCTTGCACTCTTCTTGGCTTACCTGCTGGTTGACCTAATCTTTTCTTTTGAGCTATACGTTTTCTTTTTTCAGTGGCCGACATCTCAGATCCAGTCTTTGGAGTTTTGCTGGATATTCTTTTTGATGGTCTGCAATAAGGTGTGCCACGTTTTTCACCTTTTTGTCTGCCACAAGGCTTGCCAGTTCTTTGATCCTTCCAATCTTCTTTAAACCATCGTTTAAGAGAAAGACCAGCTTTTGTTTTACGAACAGCCATTATCTAAACTTTGTTACTTTTCGTCTATTATTCATAACTACACCACAACCTCTTGCAATGTTTGGATTTTTTGTTTTTCTTTTACGAGTTCTTTTTGGCACAGAGCCACCATTTTTAAGCTCAATTACACCACCTTCTGCTTTCTTTTTAGCTTTCTTTTTGCCACCAGTTCCGTAATTAGCCGCTCCTACCTTTCGGCATTTTGCGATAGCTCCACTCGCGTACGCGGAAGGGAAAACTCTGTAACGAGCTTTTACTTTATGATAACAAGCGTCTTTAGGCATAATATCTTCCTTTCAATACTTTCCAACAGGTACACCAATATTTTCTCTTCATACATTGAGGACAATCTTTTAATGGCTCACCTCTTGCTCTTAGAACTTCTCCTTTTTTTAGCGGCACAATGTGCTTTTTCAGAAAATCCTTTAGGTCTTCTGCAATTGATTTTCCGTTTCCTCGCATTACTCCACTTCCTTTTTTGGGGAGGTTTTGACACCTGACGTGACATTTGTGACCTGCCCATTACCATTAGAAAAACTTCTCAAGAACTGCTACTCCTATAATAACTCCATAGATACCCCACAAACGAGTATCTAATTTGTTAAGTTTATTGTTAATTCCATCAAATCTAGCATTACATACAGACTCGTGTTTTTCCAACATTTTTAATAATTCTTTACTTGTCATTTAACACTTCCATCTTCTTCTAGCCGCCTTTCCTCTTGGTCCTGTCCAACTTTTTGATCTAGCACAAAAAGCCTTTCTTCTCTTCGCATCCTTACTGCCTGGTTTAACTTTACCAGTAACAGCAGTTTTAAGCTTACTACCTGGATTTTCACGTCTGTAACGTGCAACTCCAGCTTTAGTCATTCCCGCTCCACTTTTTGTGGAACGGAAATACTTTTTAGTTTTAGGAGGGTTTTTACTAGCCTTTCTAGCCATTAATAACTCTTTCTAACCTGCATAATCACTGTATAAGTGTCTGCTGAACTATGTCCTACAGTTGTAAACTTAATGTCACCAGTGACACCAGAACTAGCAGGGTTAACTAAACCACCGAAAGATGTGTAATCGTGATGTCCACTTTGATTTTCACCAAGTTCTATACAAAAATCGTCAGTTGTAGCATCAAATAAAACTTTTACTTTCATGCCGTTGCACTGCCACCACATTTTTTCAATTGTAGCTCTTGTGCAAGATTCACCACGAACATTTTTTTGTAATGCAGAAACATCAACTTTTGTTACTGCGTCTTCACCACTTCCGTCAGAGATATTAGTAAATTTAAAAACAGCAATCTGATTACCATCCTGTAAGGTTTGAGAGGTAACTGCATCTGCCATATAACTCTCCTATTATTGGTCAGCAAAAGCTGGAACTGTAGTCGATGTAACAGTACCAAAAATTTGATAATTTGTTGTGTCTTTTCCTACAATCGTAATATCAAATGCTTGTGGTACATTTAACTGAACACTACTGTTTGAACTACCATTTGAAAATACAGTCACATTATCTGCATTTGTGTCTAAATGAGTGATCCCACCAATATAAAAGTTTGTGTTACCAGGTGTGATTATAAGAGCATCTGTTGCATCAGCGGCTCCACCAGCGTAAACAAATCTAAACACAGATCCAGCTATTGGTGCTGGTAATGTGTATGTATTATCTTGTGTTCCATCTGGTACAAGTAGAATTCTACCACTATGAGTAGCGTTATCTAAAGTTTGATCTCCGTCAGATAAGCTAACTGGTGCTCCACCAAGAGTTATTACCTCTGTAATAGTTCCACTAGTTGCATCTTTACTGATTGTTTTAAGAGTGCTTTCAGATCTAATAGGACCTGAGAATGTTGAATTAGCCATGTATGTCTCCTTGTCTTGGCTTTTGTCGAAGTTAATTCTTCGTCAAGGTTATTTTCATTATACATAAAAAAAGGGCGACTGCAAACAGTCGCCCTCTTAAAACGTAATTTTTTTATTACGCTCCAGGTGAACCAAACAATGAACGAGGATCTGAAAAACCAAAGGAGTATCTCTCTCTAGCTTTATACCTCATGTTGCCTGTGTCGAAATCTGGATCCATAGCAGTTGCCATAGCCATTCTTTCGAAGTGCTTGAGACCATTAGGTGCGTCTGTCTTAATGAAAAACGCATCTGTATCAGTCAGATAATCGTTAATGACATAGCCTTGAGGCAACATTCCCATTTGTCTCATAGCATTAGCATCGTTATCTGATGTTCCAACTCTTAGATTAGAGTTTAATATTCTCTCTGCGACAAACTGTAATTGTCTTGGAACAATTAACTTCATGCCTCTTAGAGCGATTATTAATCCTCTTTCATCTACGAATCCAGCGATCTTGATTAAAGCATCTTCTAAAGATGTTTCGTTAAGGTCAGCTGCGACAGTTGGCTCGTTAGCAAAAGTCCCACCATTTGTTAATGGGTGGTCTGTTGCTAATAAGGCTTTACCATCACCACCAGCAGTTGCTCCAGCTGTAAACGCATTATTTAATACATTCGCTGCTTTCACTTGCTTAGTATGAGCCATGGATCTGGCAAGTGCTCTTGTATAACGAGCAGATAGCTTGTCGTAGAGATTATCTTCTACAGCTTCTTCTGTTATTGAGAACGCCATTGCGACAGTTTCATGGTTATACCTTGAAGTGTAAGCCTCGTTTGCATCATCAAATGTGACACCAGAACCTTCTTGCTTAGTAGGCGCTGCTCCGAAACCACTCAACATGACCTCTTCTTCGAACGCTCTGTCAGATGACTCGGTGTCAAAGATTTCTGCATGTTGACCTTCATACCTATTATACTCCATACCAAAGAGAGCGTTCAAGCCAGGCTCTAACTCTTTGGCGAGTTGTGCTCTTGAAATAGCCATATTAGACCCTCCTTAAGATGCAGTAGCGTCAGCGTCAGAAGACAATAACGCATGGTTGTTGATTTTCACTATGTATGAAACACCAGCAGCACTGTGGTCAGCATTAGTTACTTCTTCGTGAATACCTAAAATCATCACACAATTTGAAGTATCTGTATCTTCAGCAGTTGATATATCTAACTTAGCAGTAGAAATACCAGTAGTAGTATTACCACCAGTTCCACCAGCTAGATCAGCAGTTTTGAAGATATCTGCTTTAGCAGTTGCTCTGTCAGTGTTTGTTCCATCAGAACAGATAATAAATCTCTGTGCTGGATTGTCATACACAAACCCTTTGATGTCAAAGTTAGTATTAGCTGAACCAGAACCAGGCCAGGTATTACTAAACTTTAACTTGCCAGTAGTTGCATCCACATACTCACAGCCAGCAAAGACACCAACTAATTGGTCTCCGTTACCAGTTGCAGATCCGATCTGAATAGTTCCGCCAGTTAACTCGGCTTTGACTGGTGAACCTTGAAAGATCGCGGAAGCATTACTAGCAATAAAGTATTGACTCGTACCTTGAGTCGCTGGACTAGAACCGTGCATCCCTACAGGTTTTAGACCAAAAGCTACGTTTGCATTAGCCATTTATTGCTCCTTCTAAAGTTATTCGGATCCAGAAGTATTCATTCTACTTCCTTTGCCGAAGGTTACACGACTTTGCCTATCTGGTTTATGGATAGGCATCGAGGGATGTTGTTCCCTCATCAAGTTTTCATCCACGGCTGTCATTTGATTGCGGGTCTGCTCCCGAAAATATTCAGTTCTCT